AGCCAAGACTCTGAAGAAATTTTGAAATCTCGCGTGAAAAGGGCAGGGGGGTTAAATTTCAGGACTCACTATAAGAAAGAAAATTTTCAGACAACTTCAAAAAGACTTAAAAAGAGCAGAAAAAGAAGTGACAGCGTCAGATGTGTATAAGAGACAGAGCAAAAAGGTGGCGAAAAGATTGGCACAGAGAAAGAAAAAGCTGACGGAAAAGCGGATCAGAGAGTCTCTAGTGAAGCAACTAGAACGGCGCGGAATGAACGCAGAATTTTACGAAGATTTGATTAACGATTACGTACATTATTGGAACCTGAAGAAAGACTTACTTGCCGATATCAAAGATAAAGGACTTAGGTATGAGACTATCAATGGAAATGGAGTCAGCGTGGAAAAGGCAAACGAATCTGTAGTCAATCTGCAAAAGACTACAGCAACCATGCTGAAGATTCTTACTGAACTGAAGCTAAAAGAACCAGTACAGGAACAGGAAAATCCGACAGATGGTTACCTGTAAAGAAATTGATGATTATCTCAAATATGCCAAAGAGCATCCAAAGTGGATAAACAAGAAAAGAAAATTACTCATAGAAAACATCGTTAAGCCAACATTAAAGCGAAACGATGTTTTTTTTGATGAAAAAACGTACAGGAACTGCTTACAGTATTGCAAGTCCAATTTCTATGAGCTTTTCCAGTTCCAGAAGTTCATCTATGCATTCGCATTCATGTACAAGGATGACATCCCAGTATTTTCCAAGTTCTTCATCAAGGAAGGACGTGGAAATGGTAAGGATGGATTCATCGTGCCGCTGGTAAATTTCTTTCAGACTCCGCTCTACGGAGTGAAAAATTACCATGTTGAAATTGTGGCGAACTCAGAGAGCCAGGTTAAGGACACATTCAAGGTAGCTTATGACATGCTACATGATAATCCAAAATTCAAGGGAAAGTTTTCGGTCACAAAGGAACTTATCACGAACCTGGCAACAGGATCGGAGATGAAATACAACACTTCGAACGCAAAGACCAAGGATGGTAAGCGAACAGGATGTCTTGTCCTGAACGAAATCCATGCCTACGAGAACTATGACCAGATCAATGTATTTGAATCCTCTTTTGGTAAGGTCAAGCATTCGAGAGAGTTCATCATCACAACAGATGGATATGTCAGAGACGGTCCACTGGATGAAATTTCGGCAATGTGCGCTGAGATTTTGGAGACGGGAGAGAATCTGCTAGGGTACTTCCCGTTCATCTGCGAGATTGATGACATGAAAGAAATCGATGATCCAGAGGCATGGCATAAGGCGAACCCATCAATGGAATACATGCCAATTCTTGCGAATCAGATCATGCATGATTACCTGGAAATGAAGAAGATCCCTTCCAAGCGTGCGGAGTTCATTACAAAACGAATGGACAGATCAGCGCGGAAGGAAGAGGAGACGGTCACAACATGGCAGAATGTCCTGCGGGCTTGCTATGAGGGTGAGACAATGGAAGAACTGGAGCGAAAGATTCCACGGATAACATTGGACACACGGGGACAGGCAGCAGTTATTGGAATTGATTATGCAGACGTAAGGGACTTCGCATCAGCCGGAATATTGACCAAGACGGATGAGGGAGAGTACATCTGGCGGCAGCATACATGGATCTGTGCGGATTCTCCATTTATTGATTCCATCAAGTTCCCGCTGAGAAATGCAGGACAGACCGAGTTTGAAGACTTTGAGATTGTTCCAGGTCCGGTGATTGATGTGAATCTGATTGCTGACTGGTGTATGGAACAGATGAACTATTACAATGTTAAGAAAATTGCAATGGATACTTATAGATACAAACTTTTTGAAATGGCTTTTAGTGAGCGTGAAATATCAATTGAAGATAAGAAGAATCCATATGGAATTGTGCGCTTAATCCGAAAGATAACGTCAGCAACTGGAATAATTGCTCCGTTTATTCAAGCTGCATTTAGTTTGGGGCAGATTAACTACGGACCGTCGGCAATCATGCGTTGGTATACCAATAATACAAGCGTGAGTGAGGATAAGTTCGGAAACAAGATGTTCGGAAAAATTGAGCCGAAGTTAAGAAAGAATGATGGATTTATGGCTTTTGATGTTGCAATGTTCTGCAAGGATGAGCTGGAAGTCCAGATGGTCTATATTTGACAGGAGAAAGATATGTTTAATTTTCTATTTCAAGACAGAAATAAAGAAATACAATCATTAGCGGAAGTGATTTCGTTAGATATGGCAAAGGTGAATCTATCGAAATTGGCTATTGAAAAGGCTATGTTAATGATAGCAAAAGCAATCGCAAAATCTGACATATTAATTCAGACGGACAACAAAGAAAAAAGAAAAGAGGAATACAGGCTAAACATCCAACCAAATGACCACGAGTGTGGAACGGTGTTCTGGACAGAGGTGGTAAAGGAATTGCTTACAACGACAGAAGTTGTGATTATTCCATTAGGTGGGAAATATTACAGAGCGTCATCATGGCAGACAACAGATAGTGTGTTAACGGAACGCACATATAGGGATATAACGCTTACATGTGCGGGATACGACTATTCGACATATAAAAGTTTCAGATCATCTGAAGTAATACATCTGAGATACGATAATGCACGAATTAGACTGTATTTGCAGAATGTAGTCGGACAGTATGACAAGACACTTGAAGCAGTAAATACGATGATGCGCTTGTCAAGCCAGCCGCGATTCAAATTAAAAACAGGCGACAATCAAGTATTTGCGGAAGAATTGGATGATGGAACAAAAAGAAGAACAACTAGAAGTAAGTATCTGGAGAAAATAAAAAGGTTGTTGGAATCGGATGAGCTGCTAGTATTTCCGGAATCGACAGGAGTAACGCTAGAAAGTATGCAAATTACAACAAATGTAAAGGCAGAGGAACTGGCGAAGATGGCTCTACAGATCAACAATGAGGTGGCTAATGCATTTGATATTCCGGAGGCGGTGTTCAACGGAAACATCACGGAAAAATCAGATGCAACCAATGAGTTTATAACGTATGCAGTAAGCCCTATAGCGGAAGTGATTAATGATACATTGACAGCTTACAAAATCGGAATAAATGATTATTGCAAGGAAAAAGAAAAAGTCATGGTATGGCTGGCACGTTTCAAGCACGTGGATGTGGTAGACAGTGCTGTAAATCTGGATAAGCTCCGTGGAATCGGATTTAATTACGATGAAATCCGGGAAATGGTAGGTTATCCGTTACTTAATACAGAATTCAGTCAGGCAAGAGCATTGACGAAAAACTATGGAGAGGAGGACAACAGTAATGCGGCACAGGAAACCTGATTAGACGGAGGTGATCCAAGTATCTCGGAGCTGTCCGTTAAACAGTAATAACAGGGAAAGGAAGAGAACATGGAACAGAAAAAAGTTGTGTATAGATTTCAGCAGACGGATAACGTGCATGAGATTTTCATTTTTGATGAGATTAGAAAAATCGGTCCGTTCAACTGGGATACATGGCAGTATGATGACTCTGAGACATCAGCTAAGCACTTCAAGGAACTTCTGGATGCAATTCCGGAAACAGACAAGATCAAGATCTATTTCAACAGCAATGGTGGAAGCGTAGACCAGGGAACAGCTATCTACAACATGCTTCAGCAGCATGGATCCTATAAGACGGGAATTGTAATGGGCGGATGTCATTCGATTGCCTTTACGATTCTGCAGGCGTGTGATAAGCGTATCATGGGACAGGGAACAACGGCCATTATCCATGATATGTGGGAGACAGTCACAGGAAATGCGGCGGATCTGAGAGCAGAAGCAGACAATCTGGATGTAGCAATGGACAGTTGTGTAGCTCTGTTCATGCAGAGAGCTACAGTTTCAGAAGAGGAGCTCCGGGAGATGATGCATAAGACTACAACCTTATCTCCACAGAAAGCTCTGGAGTATGGTCTGATTGATGAGATTGGCGTTGCACAGAAAGAAGATGATCCGGATGTGAAACTGCAGGAGGTGCTCAAAGAAAACAAGGCGCTTCAGATGGAATTGAGGAGCAGAAATGAGCATCAGAAGCAGTTAGCTGAATTCTATCAGCTGACTCATAAGAAAAAAGAGAAGACGGAAGAAAAGGATAGCACCGGTTGGGGTGCATTTTTTGGTTAGGAGGAAATAACAGAATGAAGATTGAAGGATTAAGCCAGGAAGTAAAAGACAAAGTAAAACAGTTGCTGGATAATGCTCCGGCAGATCAGAAAGCAGATGCTATCATGCAGTCAATCGAGATGATCGAAGAAGCAGCACACGCAGATCTGATCAATCAGGTTGTAGCAGAAGCAGAAAGAGCAGGTCATGATGCAGATTACAAGAAACAGCTCGGACTCCGCAACCTGTCCCAGGAAGAGAAGAAATTCTATGAGGGATTCAAGGACGTTAAGCAGTCAATTACTGCAAATCAGATTGATATCATCCCAACGGAGATTATTGACCGCACACTGGATGATGTGAAGAAAGCATCCAATATCCTGAAGCTGGTGAACATGGCTCCTGCAAATGTGAAAAAGTGGATCGTAGCATCTCATTCAGGAACAGCAGAGTGGGGAGAACTCACAGCAGCAATTGCAGGAGAGTTATCAATGGAGTTTTCTGCATTGAACATTGAACTGTGCAAACTCACTGCATATCTTGTGATTCCAAAAGCAATCCGCGAGCTGTCAATGGAGTTTGTTGATCGCTACTTTAGAGCGATTCTTGCAGAAGCAATGCAGGATGGTCTCGTTAAGGGATATATTGATGGAGATGGGAAAAACGCTCCGATTGGCATTTTCCGTAAACTTGAAGAATCCGAAGTTGATGGAACAAAGAAAGCAAAGGAAGTAAAGAAAAATATTACAAAGTTCAGCCCGAAGGGTCTTGCAGAAGTAAGAAAGATTCTTACCAATGATGGAAAACGTGTGGTAGATAAGCTGTATCTGGTGTGCAATCCATCCGATGAAGCAGAGTACGTTGATCCTTGCATGTTCGGAGAGGCTCTGACAGGTGGATATATCAACAAATCCTTTATTGATATTGAGAAGATTGTAGATGCTAATGTACCGAAAGGAAAGGCAGCATTTACCATTGCTGGATATTACACAATGGGAACAACCGGCGTTCGCGTCAAAGAGTATGATCAGACAAAGGCCATGGATGATGCAGATCTGATTATTGCAGTATGCAACGCCAACGGTCGTGCGGTAGATGATAACGTGGCAGTTGTCTTCGATGTGACAAAACTGGAAGAGTATGTGCTTCCTGTAACACAGGTAACAGTTCCGCAGACGAAGGAGTAAGCTATGAAGACCGGGAAGATGACAGGGGAAGAATTGGAAAAGCTCGTAAATGAGATGCAGGAAGAATTTCAGATCCCGCCATATTACCGGGACAGTCAGTTGAAGAATCTTGCAAAAGAAGGTGAGCAGACAGTCGGGAGCCTGAATCCCGGCTGTAGCGTCACGGAGGATTTAACTTACAGGATGCTTTTGAAGAATTACATGTATTATGCTTTTCATCATCGTGTAAGTGAATTCATGGATAATTATGCAAGCGTTATTTTGACCTGGCAGATGGAAACGGAGGTTGAAGACAATGACATTACCTGAGTATACAGACGGTGTATTGGAGTTGTATCGGATTGAAGAAGATACTTCAAAGGACTATCCAGAAGAAAGGCTCCGCGCAACTAACGAGAGAATATGGTACAGGGAACTTTCCGTATACGATACAACAAGGGCAAAACTGGCAGCAGCCAGCGTTGAGGTGACGATGAAACTTGCGATTCCGCAGTACAAGAAGATCAACAGTAAGTGCGTGTGCATGATAGACGGTAAACAGCACGAGATTTACAACGTTGCACACGTAACCACGAAAGATGGATTCAAAGAATCTGAGCTGACATTGAAAACGCCAGCATACGACAGAGAGGTGATCTGATGACACAGGGAGAATTAAGCAGGATTTTACACGAGTTAGACTGCCCGGTAAACGAGGGAGTCAGTAGTCTCAAAAATGAAAAGGTATTTCCAAGAATTGATTACTGGGAGATCCTGTGGGAAGATACAATGGCATCCGGAGATGATTATGAGAATGAGATCACATGGCAGATTAGTTTTTACGCTAGAAAGCCACGCGATCCGAAACTGATCGCACTGAAAAACCGTCTGAATGAGCTTGACTACCATCCGACCATTGCTCACGAATACGTGACAGAAGACCGTGTATGGCACTCTTATTTTTCAATAACAACTGATGGAGTGATTGGATGAGTAGCGAGATAACCTTTGACGGTGGAGGATTTGAAGATTTCGAGGAACTGTTGAAACAGTATTCCGAGAATGTAAGCTCTGACAAAGCACTTGACGCAGTGGAAGAGGGAGCGAAGGAGTTCGTTAATGACCTTCTTAGACTCCCAAAACCACGAAGTCAGATCACAAAAGCAGGGTATACGCATATCGTGAGTACATTCGCACTGGAAAGAACTGATAGCGGAATTAAGGTTGGATGGGGCAAGTATTACGGTCCAATGCTTGAGCATGGAACCAGGAAGATGGCAGCAAGGGCACACTTGAAGCCACTCTTTGAAAGAAACAAGGAAAAATACTATAAGAAGATGACAGAGAGCATCTTCGGTTAGGAGGTTGACTAATGTCTATTAATACAAAAAAACCGGCCATGAAACAGACAGTCGGAGCACAGTACATGTGTTTTGCTGATGCAACAGAGGGCAAAGAGTATGATGGCACTTACGAGGCTGATGTTGAGAAGACAGAAGTCGTTAAGAGTGTAAAGGTAACTGAGAACTCTGAGACAAGTGATGTGTATGCATCCGGAAAAATCTATGATTCAGATTCACCGATGTCCAGCATCGACATTGAGGTATCTGTGATCGCATTCCCGGACGATACAATATCCAAAATGCGCGGAGAGACAAAAGGAACAGGAGGACTTATCCTTGCCGGCGGAAAGAGCGAAAGACCATTCTTCGCTTATGGCAAGGTTGTAAAACTGAAAAACGGAAAATCTCGTTATGAGTGGTTCCCAAAATGCAAGCTTGTTGAGAACTCTGATGATATTGCAACATCTGAAGAAAAAGCAAGTGAGCAGACCGACACGATCAAGATTAGAGCATATCCGTTTGACGCAGCAGGAAACATCGTGAGCAAGGTCACAGAGTCCACGGCACCAGAAGGACTTACAGAAGAGAAGTTCTTCGCAAAACCGATTCTGACGGATGCAGACCTTACAACAGCAGTAGGAGCGTGAAAGGAACAAGTGGCACATGAATGCAGGTAAAATCATAAAGCTTACAGATGGGACAACCATTGAAGCAAAAATGAATTTTGGAACAATCTTTTATCTTGATCAGATAGGTGGCTCAAAGCTCGGACGGAGAATTGACAAACTTGAAAAGATTGGAAAAGCAACTGACAGCGATAAAATGAATTTTGCAGCAAAGCTTATCTATGCAATGGTAAGAAGCAATGGGAGAAAAGTGACATTTGATGAAGCACTTCAGCTTGTGCCACCGGATCCATCAGAACTTCTTGAAGTTGTAGAGGCTTATCAGAAAGAAGTTGACAAAATTAAAAAAAAAGAGGAATCGAAAGCACAGATGAAAGCATTCAGCTCGAGATAAATTGGGCTGAATATATGGTTGATGCGAGAGAGATGGGAATGACAGAGGACGAGTTCTTCCATTCATGTCCCGTCTTTTTTTGCGAACAATATGAGATATTCTGTGAGAAGAAAGCGAGGAAGGTGAGGACGTTATATGGCGGATGAACTGAAGAGAGTTGGATTAGTGTTTAAGGCAGATGGTGCAGCAGACTTTCAAAAGACGATGCAGCAGGTAAATACAGCCGTTCAGGAAAATAGTAATTCGTTTAAACTTGCAAAAGCGGCATGGGATGACAGCACTACAGCAGTTGAAAAGTTAAAAGACCGTCAGGAATATCTGGCAAAACAGACGGACGTTTATTCTGATAAAGTGGAAATTCTGAAGCGTGAGCTTGAAGAAATGGAATCTGCAGAAAACAGAAATGAGGATGCAATCCGAAAGAAGCAGAACCAGCTTACAAGCGCACAGATTAGTTTAACAAAATATCAGAAAGGCCTTGCTGAAGTAACAGAAGAACTTGAGAGCGGTGCAGCAGAAAGTAAGGAACAAATTAGGAAATTATCTGATGAAATTGCAGAGTCTACAGATAAAATTAAGGCAAATGAGATTGAAATCGAAGCTCTTAAAGCGAAATATGATGATCATACAAAGTCGATTGTAAAATATAAAGATGAACAGAAGTATCTTTCAAATCAAACAGAGAATTATGAAAGAATACTTGAATCATTAAAAAAACAATTGGATATTCTTGAATCTGCTGAAAATAAAGATGAAAAAGCAATTCAGGACAAAAAGAATGAGATAAATGAAACTATTACAAAACTCAATGGTTACAAAAGCAAACTGGAAGATGTTGAGAAAAAGCTGAAAACCGGAGCAGCCGCAACGGAAGGTTATGCTGAAAAAGTACAGGCTTTTGGAAATAAAGCAAAAGAGACAGGAGATAAGTTTAGTGGAATATCAACGGCGGCAGCAGGCATAGTAGCGGCAACAGCAGCTACAGTACCTGCAACAGCAGAATATCGTAAAATTATGGGCTCACTTGAGGTGTCAAGTCAAAATGCAGGGTACACAGCAGAACAAACAGCGGAAAGTTATAGAACCTTATATGGTGTGCTTGCAGATGATCAGACAGCTGCAACAACTACGGCCAATCTTCAGGCGTTGGGCTTATCACAAGAAGAATTAAGTACGATAATTGAGGGGACGATTGGTGCATGGGCAACTTACGGGGATAGTATTCCCATTGATGGACTTGCAGAATCAATCAATGAGACTGTGAAAACAAGTACTGTTACTGGGACTTTTGCGGATATGCTCAATTGGGCGGGAACTTCAGAGGATGCATTTAATGAAAAGCTTGCAGCTTGCGGAAGCGAAAGTGAGAGAGTAAACCTGGTCATGCAGGAAATGGCGAATCAAGGTCTCGTAGATGCAGGAAAAAAATGGCAGGAAAACAATAAGAATTTGGTAGACGGAAATAAGGCAACAGCAGATTTCCAACAGGCAACAGCTGAGCTTGCGGATACAGTTGCACCGCTGATTACCAAAATTACGGAATTGATTGCCGGATTGATTGGAGAGTTTAATCAGCTCTCCCCGGAAGGACAGAGATTGATTGCCGGATGTGTATTGGTAGTGGCAGCAATAGCTCCAATTCTTTCGGGAATCGGGAATATTGCGATGGGAATACAAACCTTGATTCCGTTGATTTCAAATCTATGGACCGTGCTTGGACCAATGGGAATTGTCGTGATAATTGGTTTGATTATCCTTTTATATAATAAATGTGAATGGTTTAGAAATGGAGTTAATGCAATATTTGGCGGCATTGCAGATTTTATTAAAGGTGTAATTAATAAAATCAAGGGATTTTTCAACTTTGAGTGGAAACTTCCAAAGATTAAACTTCCGCACTTCAAGGCAAGTGGAGAATGGTCGCTTGTTCCACCAAAAGTTCCAAAGTTTTCGGTTGACTGGTACGCAAACGGCGGTATCTTGAACAGCCCAACTATTTTCGGCATGAACGGAGATAGAGCAATGGGCGGTGGCGAAGCAGGAGCAGAGGCGGTTCTTCCAATCGAATTGCTGAAGACTTATATCCGGGACGAAATGCAGGCGAACAACTATGCACTGGCACAGCTGATTGCAGAAGCACTATCAGAGATGTCCCTGGTAATTGAAAATCAGATTCAGCTGGGAGACAAGAAACTGGCAGATGTTCTGGTTGATGCAATCATTAAGAAAATGTCACAGAATATTAAGTGGAAGAAAGGAGCTGCCGGCGTATGATGATGGAGGTTGAGTATAATGGAATCCCAGGATCAAACTTTGGGGTCTATGCCAAGAATCTGCCAACCATTCCACCGGCAGTGAAAAAAGCTTCTTCTGTGGAGATTGCCGGGAGGGATGGAACTTTATATCTGTTGGATGGAGGATATGAATCTACTGAGATCAAGGTGGATTTCAACTGGATCGGAAAGGAAGAACAGTGGATTGACCGGTGGGGACAGATACAGAAGTGGCTATCTGAAAGGAACAGCCACCTGAGTTTCGGGTCTGATCCATCCTGCTTCTATAAGATTATGAAAGTAGAGCTGGATCAAGCAGAACATACCACTGCAAGAATTGGAAATTTCAGTGCAAGTTTCCTTACAGAGAATGGTCTGCGTTATCTGGTGGAAGGTCAGAATGAACACTCGATAGAGGATGTCGGGTGGAATCCTTATGAGATTTCCTGTCCGGTCTATAAGATATATGGAGAAGGAAAGTGTGATCTTGTAGTCAATGGAAATCACATGACTGCAAACGTAGGACAGAATCTTGTGATCGATACAGAGCGGGAACTTGCCTACAGAGAAGATGGAACATTAAGCAATACGGCTATATCTGGCGATTATGAAGAACTCTTCTTACAGGAAGGGGAAAACAGCGTGACAATTACAGAGGGATTTGAATTAAAGATTATCCCGAACTGGAGGCGCTTATGATTCAGATTTATAATCCGGAAAATACGGAATATGAACAGAATGGAAATATGACATTATTTCCGGAAGAAGCTACAATTCATGTGATCTTGAATGGAGAGTGGACGGCAACGATAGAGTATCCAATCGATCCGGAAGGGCGTTGGAGGTATATCGTAGACAATGCGGTAATTAAGATGCCATCATTTAATGGGGAACAGCTTTTCCGTGTGATTAATAAAGAGAAAAAAGATTCAGGTGTAAGTGCAGATCTTATGCCTGTTTTTTTCGATGCAAAAGAGGATTGCTTCCTGTTGGACATCAGACCAACGGATAAGAATGGCCAGGATGCTCTGGATCTGATGACAGCACCAAACCACAAATATCAGGCAAAATCAGATATTAAAACGTTATCGACTGCCTATTATCAGATGAAGAATCTGATAGAAGCGATTAATGGAAGTGATGAGAATTCTTTTGTTAATCGCTGGGGTGGAGAGATTCTATATGATAATTACAATGTTACGATTGATGAGAGAGTCGGCGGTGATTATGGCGTAGAAGTGCTGTATGGAAAAAATATCGTGAAAGATGGATTTTCCGAAACGGTGGACATGAAGGATGTGGTCACGAGGATTGTTCCAAAATCGTACAATGGCTACATGATCGAAGGGGAGAACCCCTGGGTGGACTCTCCGTTGATCAGAAAATATCCGACAGTACGCTACGGCGTGATGACGTTTGAGGATGTTAAGATGCGTGTGGATGCAGGAGAAGATGACGAAGAAAATGGAACGATTATCTGTGATACACAGGAACAGCTGGAAGAAGCCCTGAAAAAGAAATGCAGGGAACAGTTTGAGTTAGATGTGGACAGGCCAAAGGTGACAATCGAGGCAGATATGGAGCTTTTACAGAATACGGAATTGTATGAAGATGTGAAAGAACTGGAAAAGGTTTCACTTGGAGATACAGTTCACTGTAAACATTCAAAATTAGGAATCTTGTCGGATGCAAGAGTGATTGAACTGGAGTGGGATGCTGTGAGAAACAAGCTGACCTCCGTGACGCTGGGAGAATTCCAGTATAATTTCCTCGATGATGTGTCTTCTGTTATGAGTCGTGTTGACCAGGCAATCCGTTCCGATGGAACGCTGATCGGGCAGCAGGTTCAGGGAATCATCAATGGGGTAAAAGCACAGCTGAAAGCGCAGTCTACGATTGCGAAGAAACAGCCAGTCCGGGCGATATTGTTTGAAGATCTGGATTCAGAATCTCCGACCTATGGAGCAATGTGCCTGGGAACGCTCGGATTCGAGATTGCATCAGAACGTACAGCAGATGGAAGGGACTGGAAGTGGACTACCTTCGGAACTGGTCAGGGCTTTTATGCAGATTTTATTGTAGCTGGAACGATGCTGGCAGACAGAATCAAGGGAGGAACGCTGATTCTTGGAGGAAAAGACAATGGAGATGGAACCGCAAAAGTACTCGATGCGAATGGCAATGTGGTTCTGGCTCTGACAAATCAGGGCATTGTTGTAGATCATGCATCTAACGGCGGTGTGTTGATTAGTAACGGATCTATTTTTATAAGGAACACCAAGGGCGAGACAGTAGGAATTATGCACTATCAGGATAATGGTATGAGTATACAGTCTTACGGTGGACAATATGCAAGTATCCTGATTACGAATGAAGGGAAGATCTCAATCAATGCAGTAGGAGAAGTATCACTTTCCTGCGGATCACTTAAGGTCGGCGGGAAGTCAACAAAGACAGGAAGAGCGGTATATTCAGACGGAACGTATCTGGATATCCAAAATGGACATGTTGTAGGTGGAAATACGAAAGAAGGTAGTTTCTGATGAGCTGGACAATAAGCAACAATTATCTTTCGGAATCTCAGATGCAGGGCAACGCCCTTGAAGTGTATAAGTATTTCGCTGGAAAAGGCTGGACACTGAATGCAATCGGGGGCATCCTTGGAAATATGGAAAAGGAGTCCAACATTAACCCCGGACTCTGGCAGAGTCTGAATGAAGGAAACTATAGCGGCGGCTTTGGACTGGTTCAATGGACACCGGCAACGAATTATACCGATTGGGCGAAATCCAATGGATATGCAATCACAGATCCGGTTGGACAGTTGCATTGGATTGATACTCTTTCAGCATCTTCCGGCCAATGGATAGCAACGAGTTCCTACAGTATGACATGGGCGCAGTTCAAGAGTAGCACAGAGACACCAGAATATCTGGCCAGCGCTTTCCTTAAGAACTTTGAACGCGCGGGCGTTGAGGTAGAATCTGCAAGACGCAGTGCAGCAAGAAAATGGTATGAATATCTGAAAAAATACGCTACAGGAAGTCGGATTATAGAAAAGGCTGTTGAGTGGGCGGTGGCAATCGCAAAGGATGACAGTCACGGATACGATCAGGCACACAGGGATGGACCGGATTATGATTGTTCGTCTCTTCTTTGCTGGGCGTATTACAATGCGGGACTTAACACAAGACCAGGATATACACCGGCTACAGGAACGATGTACAGTGTATTTCTTTCAGCAGGATTTGAAGATGTTACATCGCAGGTGAATCTGTCCACTGGATCTGGTCTGATAAGAGGAGATGTCCTGTTGAAACCAGGAAGCCATACAGAAATGTTCATAGGGAATGGACAGCTGGTAGGAGCTTCACAAAATGAATTAGGTGGAATCACAGGAGGACAGACCGGAGACCAGACGGGGGCTGAAATTCATGTACATGGTTACTATAACTTCCCGTGGCAGTATGTTCTCCGCTATCCGGGCGGGAACAGTGCACCGGTGCAAGGCCTGTATATAGTCAAATGGATACCAGGATAGAACAGAGGTGAAAGAAAGAGAATGAATTATATTGAACGTAATGTATATGTGCTGGAAGACAGGATTAAGAGCCCAATTCATTATGTAAGAGGTACGAATGCACTTCCCATCTATTTTCATTTCATGGATTATGAAATACCGGAAGATGCATCTGCAAAGGTTTTTATTCTGAAACCATCGAAGAAAGCAACATATAATGCGTGTCCGATCATTGAGAACACGGTACGTGTTATTGTAAAAGATCAGATGCTGGCAGAAACAGGAAGAAGTCTGCTTCAGTTAGAAATTACTAAAGGAGAGGACACTTTGGTAACTTTTGAGCAGCCGATAGAGGTCAAAAGAAATTTCGTGGAAGGTGATGTTCCGGAAAGCGAAAACGAGGCAGGATGGATTGATAAGTTTATCAAAGGAATGGAAGAAGCTACACAGCGGGCACAGGATGCAGCAAAGGGCGCAGAGCAGATAAAACAGACATTAGAGGAAAAGCTTCAGAATGGTGACTTCACAGGCCCAACGGGTGCGACAGGACCACAGGGAGAACAGGGGATTCCGGGCATACCAGGAAAAGACGGAGAGCAGGGGCCAAAAGGAGATACCGGTCCGGTTGGTCCAGTGGGACCACCAGGCAGAGATGCTAATGCTGCGATAACATCACTGGATCCGGGGATTTTTGCCATGTCGGTGGAAAGCGGTCACCTGTTACTTACCTATAATGGATCTGATCCAGCTCCGCCGTTGAAGATTGTAGAGGGCAGGTTGGTATATATACTGGATGAGGTGACAACATGATTAGAGCGATGTTTGAAGAAAATGTGCGTAAGACAGAAGCACGTGGACTGGTACAGTGGGATTATGGACAGATACTGCAGATAGAGGGATTGAAAGGAATCGATCATGCAGAGGTTCATTTTGCTGTAAAAGAATGCAGTGCAAAAGCAGAGATCTGTATTGCAACTATAGAAGAAAACAGGATCCTTGCAGATATCCCGGACAAACTGCTGGAAGTTGGAAAAGACTTGATTGCATATGTGTATATTGCAGATGCGATGAGCGGGAAAACTGTCAGAATTATTGAACTTCCAGTTAAAAAGAGAGAACAGCCAGGAGATTATAGCACACCATCAGGCAAGAACCTTCTGCGTCAGGTACTGGAATCACTTGAAAAAAAGGCAGACAATATGACTGTCATCGACGGAGAATTACAGTTACTGTCAGGTGATACACCTGTCGGAAACAGAGTCCGGATGGAGACGGCAGCAGGAAAAGAAATTGAAATCAGGAATGATGGCACGTCGATCCAGTGGAGGTATACAGATCAGAATGAATGGAAAGAGCTGATTCCGCTGGCAGACCTGAAAGGGGAAGACGGGAAACCGCCGGAATTTGAAATCAGGGAAGGTCATCTGATTGTAAAATATGAATAACTTACTGGATAGAGAGCACTTGTTACGACAGGTGCTTTTTATTATAAAAATTTTTCAACAAAGAAAGGAAGGAAAGAAACATGGCAAGAGAGGTAGATTTAGGATCAATTATCGGACCACAGGGACCAAAAGGAGAAACAGGAGCAACAGGCCAACAGGGACCAACCGGACCGCAGGGTGAAACAGGCCCAACAGGTAAATCAGCCTATCAGGTATGGCTTGCGCAGTCAGGAAACGCAGGAAAGACAGAAGCACAGTATATCCAGTCCATGAAAGGAGCTAAAGGAGACAAAGGAGATACAGGAGCGACAGGCCCACAGGGACCAACTGGAGCGACAGGAGCCACTGGAGCCACAGGTGCTACAGGTCCGCAGGGGGTGAAAGGCGATAAGGGAGACAAAGGAGATGCATTTGCGATTGCAAAGACATTCGCTTCCGTATCTGCAATGAATTCTGGCTTTTCAACGGACGGAGTGAAAGAAGGACAGTTCGTTATGATCGATACTGGAAATGTAAACGATGCAGATAACGCAAAGCTGTACTTGAAAGGAAAATCAGCCTATACATATATCACTGATTTGTCTGGTGCGACCGGTATGACAGGACCACAGGGACCGAAAGGCGATAAGGGAGCAACTGGAGATAAGGGAGCAACCGGAGCGACTGGAACAAGAGGAAGCCGCTGGAATGCAGGAACTGCAATCACCGGAACAAGTACAACGGCGACAATCTTTTCAGGAACAGGAATCACAGATGCACTGGTGAATGATATGTATCTGAATACATCCACAGGCAATACGTATTGTTGTACTGTTGCAGGAGCAGCGGCAGCAGCTAAGTGGGTATACGTAGGAAGTTTAAAAGGAACAACCGGTGCACAGGGGGCAAAAGGAGATACTGGAGCAACTGGTCCACAGGGCGCAACTGGAGCGACAGGAGCCACCGGAGCAGCAGGCAAAGATGGAGAAACCCCAACATTTAAAATCCAGAACGGTCATTTAATTGCAGTATATGCAAACTAGGAGGAGATACAATGGCAACAAGACAGATTGATTTAGGACAGGTCGTAGGACCTACAGGAGCCACAGGAACAAGAGGAAGCCGTTGGACACAGGGAACGGCAATCACCGGAACAAGTACAACGGCGACAATCTTTTCCGGATCAGGAATCACAGACGCCATTGTAAATGATAACTATCTGAACACATCAACAGGAAATACATACCGGTGTACAGTTGGCGGTGCTGCATCTGTAGCAAAATGGGTGTATACCGGAAACCTGAAAGGCCCACAGGGCGCAAAAGGCGCAACCGGACCGCAGGGACCAACCGGTGCGACTGGAGCGACCGGAGCAACCGGACCGAAAGGAGACACGGGACCAACTGGTCCCGCCGGTCCGCAAGGTCCGACAGGGACTGTAGATGCAAATGCTCAGGTAGCATTTACAACGGCAAGTACAAGAGAAAATATCATAAGCAATGAGAAATTCGGGACGATACTTGGAAAAATCGCAAAGTACTTTAAAGATCTCGGTACGTCTGCATTCCGATCAGTAGCCAATAACCTGACAACAGCATCAGCCGGAAGTACTGTTCTGGATGGATACCAGGGAAAGGTACTGGATGGAAAGAAACTGAATAATGCGAATGTGATCAATAATCTTCTTACAACAGAAGCAGGATATGCACTGGATGCAAGACAGGGAAAGGCACTTGAAGATGAGATTACTGAGTTAAATGGCAAATCATATGAGCTGATCAAAGTCAGCGATAACAGATATGTGAAGAAATACGCAGATGGACGCTTTGAAGCATATGGCCATGTAGCAATCACGGATCTCGTATTTGCAAATCAGATTGGAACAAGCAGTGTCTATTACGCTCAATATCAGAATCTGAATATTGGGATTACTGCTAAAACCATTTCATCCGTACAACACACAGCGAATAACTCTGGTGTTGTATGGACTGGCAATGCATCTGTGTCGGGGATCGCCATGAAAGGGACTATCTTGCAATATGGTTCGACCTCCAGATCAACAGATATTAATTATGATGTGAAGGGTACTTGGAAATAATTACTTCTTGGTATACCTCAGAGTAATACTTCCGGAATATGTGGACCAGTTTGCTCCGGTCGATACAATAACCGTTGCGCCGTTACTTGTAATCCTTACACCTATGGAATTTGCCACAGCTCTAGGATCCACATACGGAATTGGATAGCTTGCACCGGAATTGAATGCAAAACTATTTTCCATATCAACCCAGACATAATCAGCACCAGTAATACCTGTGCTTATAGATTTCATTGTATTATTCGGTAATGCTCCGGCAGATATCATTTTCTGATAGATGGGCTTTGAATTAAGGTACTGTCCTGTGAATGTTTCAGAAATTCCAAATCCTAAAGTAGTGGCATCCACCTTCTTCTCTAATTTGCCATTTAACGCAGTTCCTTTTGTTATACTGAAAGCAAAAAGGAGCAGGAAGAATGGAAAAGAAAATTATGGAGATCTTAAGGAGAATGCAGGGAGTTCTACAGGAAAAACAGCAGAAAGAGCTACAAAATGTTCTTATGATTGTTTTGGCAGGCTGTAAAATTGTGGAGGAAACATCGGTAAAGGCTGTCAGTAATGAATGGATGACAGATCTGCAAGACTTTCTGATGAGTAAGTCACTGGGCGGTAAGTCACCTGAGACAGTAAAGCGGTATCAATACGAACTGCAACGGCTGTTATCTTATATTGATAAAGAAGTAGCACAGATTACTGCCGGAGATATCTCACAGTATATGAGAGCCTATAAAGCAATTAGAAAAGTGTCAAACCAGACATTGAAAAATGTGAGGGCGGTATACAGCAGCTTCTTCGGTTGGCTACGGGATCGGAACAGAATCCGATTAAATCCAATGATTATGGTGGAAGAGATTAAAGTTGAGACAATAATTAAGAAGCCTTTTTCGGATGAAGAACGAGAAAAATTGTTGAGAGAATGCGATACGATTAGAGACAAGGCTATGGTGGAATTCTTGTATTCTACAGCGGTCAGGGTATCGGAATTATCAAGAATCAATCGTGAAGACGTTCAGTTTGCCAGCAGAGATCTGGTTGTATATGGAAAAGGCGGGAAAGAAAGGAGAGTGTACATCAATGAAAAGACGAACCTATACTTGAAAGAATATTTACAAGGACGGACAGATACAGATCCGGCGCTGTTCGTATCGTTAAAGGGTGGTCATGAACGTCTGTCAAAGTCTGGGATCGAGGATATTATAAGAAGAATTGGAAAAAGAGCCAATGTGGAGAAGGCTCATCCTCATAGATTTCGGCGGACAGCATTGACCAATGCGTTGAATCGTGGAATGCCACTTCAAGAAGCAATGATTTTAGCGGGACATTCCAAGCCGGAAACAACAATGAGGTATTGCACGGTGGATCAGGAAGCTGTTCAGTATCATCATAAAAAATATTTAAGCGCATAGCAGTAAGAAAAATAGAGATTGAAAAACGCTTGGCAATAGTCAGGTGTTATTTTTGTACAATTTTTTATTGAGAAGAAAAGAGGTGGAGTTCTTAATTAAATGGCAAATCATATGAGCTGATCAAAGTCAGCGATAACAGATATGTGAAGAAATACGCAGATGGACGCTTTGAAGCATATGGCCATGTAGCAATCACGGATCTCGTATTTGCAAATCAGATTGGAACAAGCAGTGTCTATTACGCTCAATATCAGAATCTGAATATTGGGATTACTGCTAAAACCATTTCATCCGTACAACACACAGCGAATAACTCTGGTGTTGTATGGACTGGCAATGCATCTGTGTCGGGGATCGCCATGAAAGGGACTATCTTGCAATATGGTTCGACCTCCAGATCAACAGATATTAATTATGATGTGAAGGGTACTTGGAAATAATTACTTCTTGGTATACCTCAGAGTAATACTTCCGGAATATGTGGACCAGTTTGCTCCGGTCGATACAATAACCGTTGCGCCGTTACTTGTAATCCTTACACCTATGGAATTTGCCACAGCTCTAGGATCCACATACGGAATTGGATAGCTTGCACCGGAATTGAATGCAAAACTATTTTCCATATCAACCCAGACATAATCAGCACCAGTAATACCTGTGCTTATAGATTTCATTGTATTATTCGGTAATGCTCCGGCAGATATCATTTTCTGATAGATGGGCTTTGAATTAAGGTACTGTCCTGTGAATGTTTCAGAAATTCCAAATCCTAAAGTAGTGGCATCCACCTTCTTCTCTAATTTGCCATTTAA